CCGGTATACTCGTGGACAATCACTGAGGGAACACCAGCGTCATCGAGTTCTTCTTTGATAGACTTAGCGACCTGTAGGTTATACGTCCACTCGTTGGTCTCTCCGTCACACGCAACAGCGCCCATGTCATTGTATCGACTGTGGCCGACACATATGGCTAACACCGGGTCAGCCGGGGGTAACTGTGCGTCATCAGTAAACCATGCTCTACAACTCATTCTCTAGGTAGTTAATGTAGTGAAGTAACGCAGAGATCGTTTGTTTCTCCTCTTTGTCAAAGTCATGGGTATCAAGCCTCTGGATCATCTCGGGTATCCGGCTTGGCCTCAGAGTCGTGCACCCAGTTGTTGATAAGGATGCGATTACGAGTGTGCCTGCGGTTAACAAGCTCTTTAGTGTATTCATCTCTTATAGAAAGAAAAAGCCTCCCCAGTGACGGGAAGGCTATAAGTAATCTAACGATAGACCCAATCATTTGTCTTTGGCTTTCCCTACGTTAAGAGCGAGCCAATCAACGACCTTGTAGAGTTTCGCTGCCCAACCGTCGTCAGCAGGCGTCGGTGTTAACGCTGCGATAGCTGATGCTGCTGCAACGATAGCCGTAAGTGTGCTAATGAGGGTGTCTTTGTTGTCTACGATGTAGTTGATTAGGTTCATGGGTTTATTATTATTATTATTATAGGATGTCAGACACAGAGAGCCTGCGGTGAACTTCAGCTTGGTAACTTGGGTCCTGCTTGTAACGCGGGTCACTCATGGCCTGCGACACCATAGCCGAAGACGTAAAGGGAGCAATAGCTTGTCCGGTGGTTTGACCTTGGACTAACTGAGGGGCGCCTCCGCTGGCCGCACGGAACTGTGAATATAAGCCTTGTGCTGCCACCTTAGCTTGCTCAACAGTGCCAGTCTCAACGATCTGGTTAAACGCATCAAGTGAACCTTCGTCTAGGTTCTCTGTGGCCCATTCAGCCATCGCTTGGTAACCTTCTTGACCACCAACAGACCCATAGACTTCGTTAGCCTGTGTGTCAGCGATTGCCTGTTGTCCTGCAATGTAAGACTCAACAAGTTGCTTTGGTAGCCCAGATTTCTCTAAGGACTCAAAGGTCTCATCGCTTAACTTACCGGACTCCATGAACTCATCAGTGGCCGCGTTGATAGCACTAACAGACTCAGGTTGTTCACCCTCAGGCTCTGGTGTAGCCTCAGGGTTCCCAAGTTTACTTTCAAGTTCCTGGTAGGCAGTCGCCATGTCCTCGACGCTCGAGAACTTCTCAGGTAACCACTCAGGGCGGTCAGGTTGCGGTGTGTCTTCTTGTTGTCCTAGCTGTTGCGCTAGTTGTTCCTGGTTATCATCCCAGGCCTGTGCCATTGAGTCCGTAGAGTCAACAGCTGCTTGTTCTTGAACGGACGGTTCAACGGTCTCGCTCGTTTGTAGTTCTGCCATTTTTATTCAGTGGGTTCTTCTACTCCTTGTTGCCTTTGTTGTTCTAAAGCTTGGTCGCCGAGTGCCTTGACGCCTTGTGGTGCCACTTGCTGCATCATGGCCATCTGTTGGGCCTGCTGTTTCTCAGCTTGGATCTGCTCATCGTCTTTCACGAGTCCTGCAGTCTTGATGCCTAACGCTGTCGCACGTCTCTGGAAATACTGGCTCACATTGACGAACTCAGCGATCGCCTGGGGTCCTACGACTTGCGCAGCGCCTGCCAAGAACAAGTCAAGTTTCTGTAAGTCGTTCCCTCGGCCTAGCGCCTCGACCCCGGTGATGATCACTGGGTTAACAATGTCCTTAGGTAACGCAGGGAGCTTCTTCTTGCTCTTCATTACGTCCATCAGTCTGTTAACAAATGGCAACTGCATCTCGTTTGATAATAATGAATATAAACCACCTAACGCTGACTCAAGCTCTTGGGATAACATCCTGATCTCTTCTGCCGTAACACGCTCGGCTTGCCTTACGACATTCGAGGTTAACAAGAAGGCAGCGCCGAGCCTGTCAGAAATAACCTTAATCGACGACTCAGCGGTCCTAAAGTCTGCAATCTTGTTAAGCTGTAAGGTCGTTACGTCCGCAGCGTTACCCTGGACTATCGCGCCACTCGGGGCTTCTGCGAGTGTCCGAGCACGCGTGGTTCCATTAGGATTAACCAAGAACATAACCTTAGCCGCCGCAGCAGAACCCTCAAGGATTGCCCGTGAGAGTCCCTCAAGTGACTGTAGGTCACCTAAGTATTCCTCGACGTATCCACGTCCATAGCTTTCACCGTCGATCCGTGAGAACCTCAGCGGTATAAACGGGTTCTTCGCTTTGTTAACTCGTGACCCTGAGCTCTCCAGTGCGACACCGTTAATGTCTTGATATATAATAAATTCATCACCATCGCGACAAGCAGCAGTATACAAGTGAACCTCATCGGTCGGCTGTCCGCCGTTAGTTGCAATCTGGGCCTTGATGTCTTCATCGAGCACGTCGTAACTGATGTTCTCTTTGGTAGCGATGTGGGTCACGTTGCCCATTGGGTCTCTATCGACGACAAAGCGATCTAAGTGGAACACCCGGATACCCCCTTCGTCAGGAAGATACAACATGACATTCCCTGTGATAATCAGGTGTTTAAGCGCTGAGTGAATCGCTGTGCGATACGCCTCGCGACTAATCTCATCCATGACTGACTCTTCGACTTTCTGGAGTGTCTCTTCGATCTCAGAGATCAACTCTTCAGGTGCCCCTTCGTTAGCCAGGGCGTAACTGTCGATGTTCAATCGGAAAAACGGGGCGTTAGGCGGAAGGAGTGCTAACAGTAATTTAGAGGCGAGGTTATTTACTCCGCGAGCCCCAACGCCCTGAAAAGGTGTGTCTAGTCTGCTGTGTGGTCCGTGTCCTTCGTCGGGCATGACGTAGGGTAACGTGAGCTTCGAGCAGGACCGTGCGCGATCTAGGTATTGATAGCGGTGTCCTTCGAGGCTTGTGTAGACCGCTTGGGCAGTGGTGAATTTCATAAAGATATAATATTAAATAATTTCCTCAGGCTCAGGCTTGATCGACAAGAACTCTAACTGAGTTAACTCTTGGACACCCTCGGACCCCTCTAGCATAGCGTCGTCGTTGGATGTAAAGCGCCAGCAGTCGATGGCTATGAGTCGTCCTGAGTCGTCGGTGGCTTCAGCCAGGCTTTCAACAGGCGGCAACCCGGTGATCGTAGTTCCTTGTTTGTTAGGATAGCCCCGGTCAGAGTCTACGGCTGCAACAAGTCCCGTGTAGAGTTCGTCGGGTTGCACTACGTAATAACGAAACCCAGTGTCAGCTCGTGACTGTTCGATTTCTGTGAGTGGTTCTTGTTGTTCGTCCATTAGTCTATCAGTTCAAGTTCGTCGAGAAGCTCAAGGTCTTCTTCGACAGGTGGCTCCCAGCGTAGTCGTTGTAGGTAGGTCTCAAGGTTGATTTCCTCAATGCCGTCTAGGTCAAAGTTATCAGACTCAAGGATGCCAGACTTCTTAACACAATAGAGGCGGTCACTAGATGTCTCAGGGTCGAGAAAAGTGTTATCCCAAAGTGCCAACCACCGTTCAGTGCCGTTGTCGTCTGGGAGTGACCTTGCGGTGTTACCAGCGGTCGTGAGTGTCTCGTAGGAAGCTTTGTTGCTGAACCTAAAGAATCGATGAGTTTCGTCTGTCATTACTTAGAGTGTTACGCCGTTAACAATTACTACCCAGCCCTTAGACTTAAGTGAGGCGAGTGTAGAGTATGCTGGTGTTCCAGTGGCTACATTATAATCAATCGTGATTTGCGGATTTGTTGAGGGAGCCGATTTCCCAGAAGTATTAATAGATACTAGAATATTTTCGACCGAATTTGCAGACAAAGCCGCGCAGCCTGACCAAGAATTTAAAAAGCAACTATTTCCGGGGGTTCCTAATACGTCAAAAGCTCCAGATGAGAAATCTACAAGGCTTGAGCAATTTAAAAAAGCGTTCTGAACATTTGTTGCACTTTCAAAATCACTGTTGAAGGATTGCAAGTTAGAACATGATTGCCATGCGCTTGTAAATAAAGTTCCTGTAGGCAAAGGTGTGTTAAACGAAGTGAGTCCACTAGACCGCCATGCGTTTACAAAGTTCACATTGTTCGCCGCCGTGCCGAGCTTTGCGCCACTCGGAAATGACGTTAGGGCCGAGCAGTATTGGAATGCGGAAGTGAAATCCGAGCAACTACTGATGTCTATTTCTCCGAATGAGCTTAGTGACGTGCAGGAGTTCCAAGAATACGAGCAATTTGTGGCTGTGGGCAGCGGTGTGTTAAAAGAAGTGAGTCCGCTCGACTGCCATGCAGCAGCAAAGTTCACATTGCTTGCGCTCGTGCCGAGCTTTGCGCCCGCCGGGAATGACGTTAGGGCCGAGCAGCCTAGCCATGCGCCGGTGAAGTTATTTCCGCTGCTCATAGCGAGCGCGGGGAAGGAAGTTAGTGATGTGCAGTAAGACCATGCGTAGCTTATGATAATAGCATTTGATATATCCACGCTCTTGAACTCAACAATATCACCCCTGTTATACCAGTAGGTATTGAGATTGGAGGCAGTAGTCCCATCAGCAGCACCTCGGTCAATCAGAAGGCTCCGCGCCGACTCAATATCAGCAGCACTGGCCGATTCTGGTAATAATATAATACCATACAAATTACCAGCTTGGCGATAGGCGGGCTGGCCAAGGTTACCCAAAAGATTTAACTCAGTGACCGCATCGTTATCCACGCGATACGCAAAGGTTCCGAGTGACGTCCCGACGACCTGCCAGCCAGCTTGCCCTCCTGACAGTGGACTTGCAACCACAAGGTGGTCAGCGTTGTCGTTAAATGTAACCTTGTAGCCATCCCGTGTCGGCTGGTCGTTGACTGTAGATTGGCTAACAGAAGCGTTAAGTGTATTATCTGAACCAACAATATTACCGTTCCAGTAAGAAACAAAATCAGCAGGGTCAACGATAGGGAAAATCTGCGGGTCAAAGAAATAGTAGCCTTGTGAGTCAATGAGACTAAACACGTTGTTCCTATTATTAATATAATTACGAACTGAGTCAGCTTGGGCGTCGGTGATGGTCGCAGGGAAGAGCGCAAGGAACTCTAGGTCGATGGCTGCGTTGTTGTTACCGGATGAAAATTGGGATATGTTGAACTCCTCAGAACTTACTGGGTTAGGTAACACACAAGTACCGTCATCGGCATCTGCGTTGTTGATTTTACTGTTTTGGTCTCCAGCTCGCAAAGGCGATTCCAACAAGAAATCCCCACGTTCACCGTTAAAGACATCGCTGTGCGTAATCTCACTACCGCCGTTCCATCGAACTTGGACGGTATCAGACAAGCCGTTACGCCTTATTGTAAACCCACCATTTTGGTAATCCAATGCTCCTGTTGAGTTTCCAGAAAATATTCTGCCCGAACTTTCACCGCCATCACCAAGCACACTGAACGCCGCGAACATGTAACCGTCAGTAATCGTCTGATTAAACAGACCTTGAAGCCCATCGTTCACACCATCGAACCGCAAGACACTCTTCTTGATAACCGTGGCTGGGTCGTTGCCGGCTTGGTTGATTGTTACCACTTGGCCAGTCGCGCATTTGAACTTGGTGTCACCGTGGCGGACGTTGGTGGCCGTGAAGTCAACGTCTAGGACTGGTGTGCCTGCTTGTGTGCCGTTGTTCCAGATGATTGCGCGAGAGATTTTTCCGAGTAGTCTATTACCGCCTGAGAATTGCCCGATATTAACAGAGACAATGGAAGAAGGGTTATGGAGTGGCGTCGTTGATACTATGTCAGTGTCGTGTGAGACGTAACCGC